GACGCAAGCGTGTGTTCGTTGTCGCAAGTGCTCGTCAGGGGTTCGATCCCGGAGAGATTCTTCTTGAGTGGGAAGGCGTGCGCCGGGATTCTCCGCCGAGCCGTCAAACGGGGCAAGAAATTGCCGGAACTCTTGATGCGCGCGCTGAGGCAGGTGGCTTCCCCGGAACAGACGGCGCCTGCGCCAACCGTGTCGTGCCCGCAGACGCAGGAGGTCGACTCACTAATCGGTTGAGTCCTGCATTCTGCGGCGGCAACTGCAAAGGCCCGATCCCGGTTGCGACGGCGCTGAACGCCAATGAGCGATTCGATTTCGATAGTGAGACCTTCATCGTTGAGCCAACTGAATGTGTAACGGGTTCCGTGACACACACCCTAACCGCAGAAGGCTTCGACGCGAGCGAGGACGGCACCGGGCGAGGCAACCCGATTGTGCCAATCGCCTTCACCGCCAAGGATTACGGTCAGAACGCGACCGAGGATATGTCTCCGACACTGCGGTCAGGCGCTCACTCGGACAGCCATGCGAACGGCGGGGTCATGCCCGCAGTCGCCTACAGCATCCGTACCGCTCAGACCGGTGCCAACGGGATCGGAGTGGATGAGCATCTGTCGCCTACGCTCGATGTCGCGGGTTCGCCCTCGGTTTGCTACAGCTTTAAGCCGGGAATGAGCGAGGCGGCGGGCGGGCTGATGCCGACCGAGGATGTCGCTCCGACACTGCAAGCTGCCGATAACGGTTCCACGCGGACTCCCGCCGTCGCCTATGCAATACAGGAGCGCGCCATTTGCGAGAACCCGGATGCAGGGCCGGATGGCATCGGCGTGCGGGAGGATGTCGCCTATACGCTCGAGGCGCGGCAGACCCCGCAAGCAATAGGCTTCGTGCAGAACAGCAGCGAGGTTAGGCTGATGGGCGGCGATGGAGCCATCGCGGGCGCACTGGCAGCTGAACCCGGCGCGCAGCAGCAAACCTATATTGCATCGCACATGGCGGTGCGGCGCCTGATGCCCGTCGAGTGCGAGCGGCTGCAAGGTTTTCCGGATGAATGGACCCGCATTCCGGTCAAGTTTTTCACGACGAAGCAAGTCTCGGCGCTGCGTCCCGATGATATGTGGGAGGTCGGGTTCGGCCCCGGCAATCGCCCTGGCTGGTGGCTCATGGCGGCGGACGGCCCGCGCTACAAGCAGTGCGGCAACTCAATGGCGCGAAACTGTATGGCCTGGATCGGCGGGCGCATCAAAGACTGGCTCCAGCTCGAGCCGTTCAGGGAGTTGATCGGCTGATGTCTGCTACTGACGACGATGACATCGCCGCACTCATCGGAGGACACGGCTCGCAGCTAAAGCCGGATTCGCCACGCGAGGACACGCCCGATGAGGAGCGCGATCTTATCCTGAAACAGGTGGCGGGCGGCAAAGGTAGCTTTGTCGACGCCGGCGACCTCAAGCGCCCGGTCACTCAGAATTTCCTCGCCCAAGTGTTCGACATGGACCCTGCGACGGTTAAGAAACGTCTCCTTCGCGTGAAGCCGCTTGCCGAGATCGGTAAGGGCGTGCAGCCGCGCAAACTCTACGATTTCAAGGAGGCAGTCGGATACCTCGTCGAGCCGAAGATCGATCTCGATGCGTACATCAAGTCAATCGACCCCCATAAGCTGCCGAACCACATCAACAAATTCTATTGGGACGCGCAGTTAGTGAAGCTCAAGTTCATGGAGCGGGCGCGCGAGGCGTTTCTCGCTCCGGACATCCTCGCGGTGTTCGGTCGAGTTTTCATGCTCATCAAGGACCATGTCCAACTGTGGCCCGAGACTGCGCGCGATTCGCTGCGCCTCGACGACAAACAGACCGCAAAGCTCAAGCAGCTCGCCGACGACCTCCAGAATGAGCTCTATAGTCGGCTGACCAAGCTGCCGGACGAGCAGGAAACGCCGAGCTACGCCGCCAAGTTCGAGGAAGGGACGGCACCCGAAGCCGAAGCTACGGAATGACCGGAGTTATCCTGCAAGGCGATTCGCTCGAGCGTTTGCGCGAGCTTCGGGACAACAGTGTCCACATGGTCGTCACATCTCCGCCCTATTTTGGCTTGCGGGACTACGGCACGGGCAACTGGCAGGGTGGCGACCCCGACTGCGATCATGTGTCGCATCGCATCCGAACGGGCGACGGCCTCGCAGCGTTTAGCGCGAACCTCAAAGGCGGCGGTCACAAGGCCGGGTCGGAGGAGAAGGTCGTTCGCTTCAAGGGACAGTGTGGCAAATGCGGTGCCGTCCGTGAGGATCGGCAGCTTGGCCTTGAGGCGACACCAGAGGAATATATCGCGGCGATGGTCGTGCTGTTCCGCGAGGTGCGGCGTGTCTTGCGCGAGGACGGCACGTTATGGCTGAACATCGGCGACAGCTATTGCAGCTCCGGCTCTGGAAAGCAGGGCAAGAACGGGCAGATGGCTGACCGCGCCGTATCGCAAGTGCGCGGGAGTGAAGTGCCGCGAGCGGGACATTTCGACGGCATCAAGCACAAGGACCTCATCGGCATCCCTTGGATGCTCGCCTTCGCGCTGCGTGCCGATGGCTGGTATCTCCGTCAGGAAATTATTTGGGATAAACCCAACCCGATGCCGGAATCGGTGCGCGACCGCTTCACGAAGGCGCATGAGAACTTGTTCCTGCTGACCAAATCACCGCGGTATTTCTTCGACGCCGAGGCGGTCAAAGAGGACATGGCTGAGAGCAGCCTAGCGCGGGTCGCGCAGCCCAACCTCGCCAACCAGGTCGACTCCGCCCGCGCGAACGGCGGAATGAAAACCAATGGCAACATTAAGCCCGCAGGCGATTTCGTGTCGGGGAAGCGCAATAAGCGGAGCGTTTGGCGCATTTCGACGAAGCCATTCAAGGAAGCGCATTTCGCCACCTACCCACCCGAGCTTCCGGAGCCGTGCATTCTCGCCGGCACGTCTGAGGAGGGCGTCTGCGCTAAGTGCGGAACGCCGTGGCAGCGGATAATCGAGAAGGGCGAACCCCTGCTCGAGTGGCGACAGGCCTGCGGCGGCGATTTAAACGGCGAATACGATGGTCAGGCCATCAAGGAATACGAAGGCACAGGCGCGCAGAATGCTTCGGACGTCAAGCGCAGGATCCTCGCGGGTATGCGAGAGCGCATCAGCCGTTGGGAGCCGGGCTGCGATTGCAACGCTCAAACCGTTCCGGCGACCGTCCTCGACCCGTTCTTCGGTGCCGGGACGACAGCGCTCGTGGCCGAGAAGCATGGGCGTCGCTGGATCGGCATCGAACTAAATCCGGAATCGGTTGAAATTGCGCGCCGCCGTCTCGCTCGTGAGATGGTGCCGAACAAACGGGCTGCCTATCGCGTGCTCGCATTGGCACTGGCAGCATGACCTTCCACAGCATCGAAGCGATGGTGGTGGCCTCAGCAGAGGCAGTGCGGCCGCCTGAGCGCCTGACCGTCAGTCAGGCTGCCGAGAAATATCACATCGTCAACAACCCAGGCACGCACGTTGGGCCGTTCTCGAATGAGCGGACGCCCTACCTCGTCGAGCCAATGGACGAGCTGCAAAGCCTCGAGTTCACGGGCGAGATTTTCTGCGGTCCTGCGCGCTGCGGCAAGTCGGTCATGGCGCTTAATTGGTTAGCCTCGACTGCCATCTGCGATCCTGCGGACATGATGTTCGTAAACATGACGCAGAACACCGCCCGAGACTGGTCTCAGGGCGACCTCGCCAAGATGGTTCGCTACTCGCCCGAGGTGAAGCGCCGCCTGGTTCCGGGTCGGCAGAACGACAATGTCCACGACAAGCGCTTCCTGAGCGGAATGCGGCTGCTCATCAAGTGGCCGACCATCAGCGAACTCTCCGGCAAGACCATTCCGCGGCTGTGGTTGTTCGATCGCGACCGCATGGATGACAACATCGACAAGGAGGGCGACCCGTTCGACCTCGCAAGGAAGCGCGCGCAGACCTACCGCCGCTTCGGCATGACCGTCGCTGAGAGTTCGCCAGGGCGGGAGGTGACAAATTCCAAGTGGTTGCCGACGAGTCCGCACGAAGCACCGCCGACGACCGGTATCCTCGCGCTTTACAATCGCGGTGATCGGCGCCGCTGGTACTGGCGCTGCCCCCAGTGCAACGACCCGTTCGAGGGCGATTTCAAGCTACTCCGCTGGCCGCAGTTGCCCGATCCGATGGAGGCAGCGCAGCAGGTCGTCATGGAATGTCCTTCCTGCGGCTTCCCGATTCCACACGAGATGAAGCACGAGCTCAATCAGGGCGGTAAGTGGATCAAGGAAGGGCAGACTTGGGAAAAGGACGGCTCGGTGAGCGGGATCCCGAGGCGTTCCGACATTGCTAGCTTCTGGCTTAAAGGTCCTGCCGCTGCATTCATCAGCTGGCCCGAGCTTGTGCTGAAATACCTAAACGCCCTCGACGATTACGAGCGCACGGGCAGCGAAGAAGCCCTTAAGGTCACGGTGAACGTCGACCAAGGCTTACCCTACACCTCGAAATCGGCCGAAGCCGGTCGACTCCCCGATGAGCTGCGTGCTCGAGCTCAGCATTATTCGGACAAGGGCGAGGTTCCACCAGGAGTCGGTTTCCTCGTAACGACCATCGACGTTCAGGCCGGTGGACGCCCATCGTTCGTTTGCCATACCTACGGCATCGGACCAGGCGTTTCGCAGGAGCAGCTCGAGCAGGGTATCATTCCGCCAGCAGCCGACATTTGGCACGTCGATATGTGGAAAATCCGCAAATCTAACCGCATCGACACTGACGGCGAGCGCAAGCTCATCGATCCCGCCTCGTATCCCGAGGATTGGGATTGCCTGATCGATGAGGTGTTGCTGCGTACCTACCCGCTCTCGGATGGCTCAGGCCGGCACATGGCCGTCAAGATCGTGGCGTGCGACTCGGGCGGTGCCGCAGCGCAGGGGAACGCGAAGAAAAACGACAACAAGGATGGGCCGAAGGTCAGCGTTACCGCGAACGCCTATGAGTTCTGGCGCCGGTTGAAGCGCGCCGAGCGGGCTAACGGCGAAAAGATTCCGGCATCCCTCCATCTTCGCTTCCACCTCGTCAAGGGTTCGCCGAGCAACAGCGCGCCGGAGATGCACCGCACCTAT